CCATGTTGTCTTCATCAACGAACTGCGTGATGGTGATCGTGCCGTCTGACAGGCTGCCATATTGCTAGATGCCGTGAACATTGGTGTTGCTGCTGGCGACCGTTGCGTTTGGCGTCAGTGTCATCTGCGACACAAAGCTGCCGCTGATCTTGCTGTTGACGGTCATGGTGCCGCCGTCAGCTACGTTCAGCTTCCAGCTATCTGCGTTGTCATCGCCCTGGTCAGCCTTGAGGACAACACCCAGCGCTGCGCCCTCTACGTTGGCTGCGATCTCCAGTGCGTCGTTGGTCGTCTCATCATACTGAATGGTGACATCGCTGTTGGTGCCAAAGACAATCGTCTTGTCGTCAGGGATGGTCAGACCTTCAGCGAAGGGAATAGCTGCCGTGCAAGTCTGTGTGCCGTCTTTCAGGATACAGGTAGACAGGCCAGTGGCCATGCCGTCAAATTCTTCATCCATGCGAGAGGCAAGGATTTTGACGCCGTTGTCTCTGTCGGTCGTCCAGTCATATAGCCTGGAGAATGTACCGCCGGAAAATGCCATTAGATCGGCCCTCCTGGGCTGTAGGTGTAATGGGCGCTGATAAAGCTGATGGTCTGTGACGAACTGGATACCTTGACCCGCAGGGCCATTGAGTAGCCCAGCCGGTTGACCGCCTTGCGCCGCTTGGTCACGCCAGCGCCTGTCGTGTCACCCCAGAAAAAGTCGTCCCAGGTGGCTTCATCCCATTCAGCAAGGTTTGAAGCAAAAGAGACTTGCGTGACCTCGATAGCTGCGGCTGACCCAAGGTCAACACCGACGCCAAACGAAAAGTCGATGGTTGTCTCGCCCTCCAAGATCGGCTGCACGCTGCTGAAGCGCTTGATCGCGGCGCGGTCGTTAAAATAGTTGTAACTGGTTACCAGGTCGCCAGTGATGTCACTGCCGTTGTCGCTGTCACCGGTGATCTTGTAGACCTTGCCGCCACTGCCACCAAAAAAGGTGTCGCCGTCATATTGGCCCCACACATAGGACGGCAAGTTTTCAAACAAGCACCATGCCCGAATGATCGGGTTAAAGACGTGCTGGTTAAACGGATCAGCGCTGTCACCAGTCGGATAGTTGAAATAGACCTTATCGCCGTCAGGGCTGACAAAAATCTGCCACCCTGTTGAGCTGCCAGTCGTTTTCACTTGGTTGATGACAGTGCCGCGAATCTTCTCAGATATTGCTGCAGCCTTGTTGCCCACGATGTCCTGGCGCACAACTTGACTGAGCGGCAGATAGCCTTCTTTGGTCATCACGATCACGTCGCCGCCTAGCTTGGCAATCGCACGCTTCTCATTGACCGGCTCAGCGATCCGATATGTACCAACCAGAGCAAAGTTAGACGCAGAAGGATCTGAGCCGCTGTAGATCAACACCTCGCCAGAACTCATAATGAGTGCCAGCAAGTCATCTACACCCTCGCCGCCGTCAATGTTCAGCGTCGAGATCATGATGAGGTTACCACCAAAGGTGCCAACCAGGCCGACAGGAAACTTGGTAAAGTTGCCGGCAAAGGTGTCTACAGTGGCTGAATAGTAAAAGTTCTGATCTGCGCCGGTAAAGTAATAGACGCGGTTTTTGTAAGCATGAACGCCGGTTAGCGTATTTGCGTTGACGCCATCAGACAGCGTGATCGACAGGTTGCTGGCGGTTGTCCCATTCCAGCTAAAAGGCACGTCTGCCCCTGACGGCACAAAGATGGTGTTGTTGTTGAACTCGATGCTTTCTGCCCTGCCGTTTGCGAGGCCGGTCTTTTTGCTGACAGCCGAGCCACTATCAATCTGGTAAAGCGTGCCGTTGCTGCCGATAGCCAGAAGCTGCCGGTTTGCGCCAGCGTTGTGTTCAACAAGTGTCTCAACATTGCCAGTGCCTACGCCGGTGCAAAACTCTGTGTAGCCATCCCGCAGCGTGACCTTCTCAACGGTTGGGAAGAAGTTGGACAGCACGATGGCGTCTGTGGGCGGCATCGCATCCAAACTGTCACGGCTGTTCAAGCCGCCAACCGGGGCCGGTATTGCGGCGGCTTTGACGCGATACCTAGAGGCTGTTGGCAGTGCCTGGAGCATTAGCTGCTGACCCCATACCCGCTGTCAGGCAGATTGTAAGAGTAAGGGCTGACCAAGTAGCGCCGCGCATCATCCAGCGTGATGATTGGCGCACCGCCAGAACGGCTGATCGACTGGCGCAGCTCAAGCTGGTACTGACGGAAGTCCTCATCATATGCGAGGCCGTGCGCCTGCTTGAAACGCCAGGTAGCGCCCATCTCAATGAGCGTTTCATCAAGGATGCCGACATCGGAATCAGCGGCAAAGGCAGCTTGCGAAGTGCCGCCACTGGTTTGGTTCCAATGGCTCGACAGATACTCAAAGCCGATTGTGTCGGCTGCACTAGGGGTTGGAGTAATGTCGAACTTCAGCGCGTTGCTGCTTGCTTTCAGACGGAAGCGATCAACGATGCCGGCATCTACTGTGCCGTGCCGATCCGATTGGAACTGCTGCGGCGTGATTGGGCCGACCATCTGATCGAGGTCGGTGCGGTTGTAGGCTGTGCCACTGACAAAGCGGTCAAAATCGCTAGGCAAGTCGTATGCCTGGGTGCCATTGACCGTTGTGAAGGTATGTTCCTTCATCAGTATCGGCCAGTTAGTGGCCCGCATGAGCTGCTTGCCCTCGCGGTTGATTATGACCAGGAGCTGACGTGCAATCGGATCTGTGTTGCCGACAACAGTGGTCGGGCGCTCAAATCCGGTAAAGTCAGCTACCGTCTGTGCTATCGTCAGCAGGCTCATCAGCTACTTCCTCAACCTTTGGCGCGGCTTTCTTGGCGGCGCGTTTCGGCTTTGCTTCCATGTGGAGCTGGGCGATCTTGCCGAGCTGCACATAAGGCTCACCCATCTGACGCAGCAGGGTTTCTTCAGCCGCAGCCAGTTCTTCAATGGTTTCGATGCCTTTCAGCTCAAGCTCAATGCGGCGAGGCTCAGACATTCCAGGCACGTCGCTCAGACCGCCGCCCTTCTTCTTGGGCTTTTTCTTGCCAGCCTTGAACTCTGCCCAGGCGTCAGGAAAGCGGGCGAGATCTTCAGGGCGGGCTGGGCCTTCCCATACGTCCTTTACGCCAGAAACGACGATGCGGCAGAAGTCGCGCATCTGGCCGTTCAACTCGCGTTCAAAAAAGATACCTTTTGCGGGCATTTATTCCTCCAGTTGTAGGGGTGAGAGGGCGACCGAAGCCGCCCCCTCCAGGGAGATCACATCGGGAAATCGCAGATGATTTCCTTGTCGCTGATGTCGCCAGCAATCGCACAGACGTTATCTGTGACGGCTGCGGAAACATCGAGCGTGCCGTCCGACGATCCAGTCGGGGTCAGCGGGTCGCCGTCTGCGCCTGCAGTGAGGGCAGTGTTAAGCGTTGCCGGCCCTTTGACCTGAACCCAGCAATACTGACCATCGGTCGGAGCGGACTGCAGAACACCAGCGCCGATCTCTACGGAATCCGAGAGGTCGGAGGTCACCTGGTTGTTCTTGTAGCCATCAAGCGTGTAGTAGTACGCCACGTTGCCGGATACGGCTGCAACCGAACCAGCGCCAGTGTCATACTGCACATACTTGAAGATCCGCGTACCGTTGGTGTCGTCAACGATGGCACCAAGCTGACCTAGCTGAAACTCAGGCGTGTCAGCGACTGCGGTGGGGTCAATCCCCATTACTGATGCAATAGCCATTACCAGTCTCCTCTAGGTATGGATGACGCCTTGCAGCGCACGGTTGGAACAGGTCAGGTTACCCGACCAGAACATCGGCGTTACAAGCGCATCTTGGTTGACGGACATCCGCGCCTCACCAGGCACGAAATCACGACCGGCAGCGACTTCCATCCGCAGATAATCTGTGTTCAGGAAGTACATACGGTCGGTGTTACAGGCGTCATCGAACACGACATCCGAGTTCAGATACTGGACGCTGGTGAAACCAGAGTTAGCCAGATCGTCGCTGGTGATGCGCTGGATGGCCTGCAGGCTTCCGAGGAAAGCCTTGTAGGCGTTGGTGCCGGCCATAACCAGGTCAGGCGAGTCAGCGCCGCGAACAAGCTGCAGATAGATGTTGTTCATATCTGCCTGCACGTTTGCTGTGCTGAAAGCGTTAGACGTGGCAGTGGTCTGCACGTTTTGCCAGAAGGTGTAGGTCGAGGAGTTAATCCCGCCCACAGTGCCGGTGCCGGCATCAGCTACAACGAGCTGAAGGCCACCGACTTCCTTGCCGTCGCTGCCGGTGCCATCCGAGTAGATAGCAGTCGAAAGCGTGTTCATCATCGACTTCTCAAGGACGTTCACACGCGCCTCAAGCAGATTGATGATGGCCTCAGTGCCGGAGTTTTTGACTTGCTCCAGGCCGCTGATCGTGACGTTACCGGCAAGCTGCTTGTATTCAAACTCAGCAGCCGTCAGCACGTCAGACGGCGAGACATCAAGGGTTTCGTAGC